GCAATAAGCAGCGTGATGACTGCCGTGCCGATGACGGTCATTGACACCCCGACGATCATGTCGAGGCGCTCCTTGCGCTCCTGCCGCGCTCGCATGATGGCTTGTACTCGTTCATCATTCATTTGCCAGTACCTCCGCAAGCTTGGCGCAGTAGTGCGCTGCCTTCTTAGCCTCTTGTACCCCAGCGTCTTTGGAGCCAAGTCTCATGATGTATTTCAGAGCTGAGCCACGAAAATACCCGATGCGCTGCTCCAGCGGCCAGGTGTCCACCACATCCCAAGGCTGCACGGCCATCGTGACGTAGTGATCGCCGCCTTCTTGGCGTTTATTTTCTTGCGTCATTAAGCAACTCCTTCCTCTCTCTTGCCACTCTCTTAGCCGACCATTTCTGATGCAAACGGATTAGGTAGGTCGGCCTATTACCACCCGTTTGTTCTTCGCGCAGCATCTGTAGTAGTTCTTCTTCCGTTTTCCCTTCCATTGCCTTGTTCAAGCTCGCCCAACTCATTTCAAAGCCTCCATTGCTATTTTTGACACAGATTCTTTATCATGTAAAGCCCGCCAAATCGTTTCATCGACCGTGTTGCGCGTCGTCAACAGGTATACCCACACTGCTCGTCGTTGTCCTGAGCGGTGCAGGCGCCCAACGGTTTGCTCGAAAAGCTCAAGACTCCACGGCAAGGACAGAAAGACCATGTGACATCCTCCGTGCTGTAAGTTAATCCCATGACCGGCTGATCGAGGGTGCAGGGCCATAAGACGAACTGTGCCGCTATTCCATCGCTCGACTGCTCGCTCATCGTCCAAAGTGACAAGATGCTTGTATCGGCGCTTGAGTTCACTCAGTTCTTCCTTAAAGTTGTAGACAACTAAAGTGTTTGCCTGTTGATTCTCAGCCAGCAGATCGTCAAGGGCATCAAACTTATGGCTGCTCACCCAAACAGGGGATGGGGTGTAGACAAAACCGCCCGCTAACTGCTGCAATTTGCCAGTAACGACCGCAGCGTTGACGGCGGCAACAACTTCTGCGCCAAATTGCAGAACAAAGTCGCGCTTCATTGTCTCGTAAGCGGTCATGTCCATCGTAACCGGCACCGGCACGAAGTTACACGGCGGCAGCTTGTCCTTGTAATCGCCAGGCTCCAGCACGAACGTTGCTGGTTTGATCCGCTGCATGACTGCGGCTAAGGCCCCAGGCAGCGGCGTCCACTCGTCGTAGTCAACAAAAGCGTTGCGGCTGAAATACTGCTGCAAAAACGCGCCTTTTGAGCGTCCTAGCAGCGTCTGGTCGATGATCTTGCACTGACCGAATACATCCTCTAACCCGTTGCTGGTAAAGCTGCCCGTCAGACCAATGCGGATTCGCATCGGCTCAACAACTTTCAAGAACGCCTTGAACCTGGCGCCCGATGGGTTCTTGAGCTTGGTCAGTTCATCAAAAATAACACCGTCAAAGTTCAACTTTTGCTCTGCCAGCCACTGCAGGTTGTCGTAGTTAATGACGACCACGTTCGCGCTGCCGTGCAGCACGTCCAGCCGCTTCTTAGGCGTGCCGACGCACACGTCCAGGATCAGTTCTGGCGCCCACTTCGGCGCCTCCTGCGGCCACACGTCCGTGCAGACACGCTTCGGGGCGATGACCAGCCAACGGGTCACGTGCTCGTCACGCAGCAACTCGCGCATAGCGGTCAGGGTCAGCGCGGTCTTGCCCGCGCCAACGGGGGCGAGGATCATCGAGCGGTCGCGCTCATAGATAAAAGTCGCCGCGTCATTCTGATACGGCCTTAATGAAAGCATCTACGTCCTCCTTACTCCATAGACAGGTATAGTTTTGCTCCATCCGCTCCATCTCGTCGCCAAACACCTTCTGTAACGGCGATAGACGGCCTGTGGGCGCCTTAACTTCAACGAACCACACAACCCCACCGGGCAGGCAGACGATGCGGTCAGAGACGCCTCTGTGCGCTGGCGAGACGAACTTGTACGCTACGCCGCCAAGCTTTTTTACTTCACGGACCAGATAGGTTTCGATTGTTTTTTCACGCATGATTCAAATTCTCTGTTGACAAGCTGATTTTGTCAAGTTACGATGCACCATCAACTACAGGAAACGACTATGCACTCTAATATCGTCGGCGGCTCTACTGCAAAACGTGTGATCGCCTGCCCTGGCTCTGTGCCGCTCGTGCAGCAGATGCCACCCAAGCCCAGCAGCGAGTACGCTGATCGCGGCACGATGCTGCACAACATCATCAGCGAGATTCTCGAAAAAGACTTGCCCGGACAGCAGTTCATTGGTACGGTCTACGAGGGCATCATTCACACGCAGGAGTTGCACGATGAGAAGATCGTCCCCGCGCTTGACGCCATTGATGAGATCGACCCGGGGCAACAGATGGTGTTCAAGGTCGAATCTCTTGTTGACTTTGGCGATCTTCTTCCCGGTGTCTTTGGCAGCGCTGATCTTATCGGTCGGCTTGGCAATCGCGCTATCGTATTGGACTGGAAATTCGGTGATGGCGTCGCGGTCGAGGCTACGGAAAATGAACAGCTGATGTTTTACGCCGCTGCAGCCATGCGTACCAAGGGGCTGGAGTGGGCGTTCGCAGGCGCAAGTGAAGTTGAACTGATTATTGTGCAGCCTCCCGCCGTCAAGCGCTGGGTAACGTCACTGGATCGCATTCAGCAGTTTGAGCAGCAACTGGTCATGGCAGTGCATAAGTCTGCGCAGCCTGACGCTAAGCTGACGGCTGGTGAGCATTGCCGCTGGTGCGCAGCTAAGCCGATTTGCCCGTTGATGACAGGCGAGATTGACCGGGCGCTGCACCGCCAGTTAGACTCATTGCCCGCCGAGCAGATCGGGCAAGCGCTGGAGATGGCTGACCGACTGGAAGGCTGGATCAGTGACTTACGGGCGCTGGCGTTCCAGATGCTGGAGAATGGCAAGCCTGTACCTGGTTACAAGCTCGTCCCAAAGCGGGCGCTGCGGCAGTGGGTCAGCGACGATGAGGCGCTGACCTGGCTGCAAGAGCAAGGCGTAGACGCCACAGAAACAAAAGTCATCAGCCCCGCCAAGGCGGAGAAGCTGTTGAAAAAGAGCAAGACGGCGCTGCCCGACAATCTGGTCGTGGCAGTGTCGTCCGGCACAACGATGGCTGCTGAGAGCGATCCCAGACCGGCTGTTGTTGATCTTAGTAAGATGTTCTCTAAACTTAAAGGAAACTAAAATGTCCTCTATCGTAAACTTCTCTGGTGCTAATCTTCCTGCTGTTGCAACTCTTTCAACGGCGCTGCGTAAGCTGGAAGCCGAGGTTGGTCCGTCCGGCGTTGCTATCCTGAAAATGGATCGCACGGGTCATTGGGTCTTTGGTGCTGATCAGACCGAGGTTGACGCCGAATCGACCTGGGCGGTCAATCCTTACTCTTTCGTCCACGGTTACATTGCGTGGGGCGAGGGTGAGGTGTTGGGCGAAAAGATGGTGTCCGTGGCTGATCCGCTGCCGGAGATGGATGATGCGCCGCCTGCGGCTCGTCAAGGCTGGCAAAAGCAGTTGGGCGTGAGCCTGCGCTGCGTGAACGGTGACGACAAGGGTACAGACTGCCGGTTCAGCACGACATCGGTGGGCGGTCTGAAAGCGATTCAAGCACTCGGTGCTGAGATCGCAGCCCAAGTTGATAAAGATCCGACCAAGCCGGTCGCAATTGTGCGGCTTGGAAAGGCGCACTATCAGCACAAGTCCTACGGTCGTATCTACACGCCGGTCTTTGAGATCGTCGAGTGGGTCGGCATGGAAGGACCGCAAGTTGAAGAAGAAACCGAAGAAGCCGCCCCGGCTCGTCGGCGTCGCGCAGTCTAAGCAGGGGGAGGGGGCTTCGGCCCCCTTTTTTAACTATGCTATTTTTAGACTTCGAGACGCGCAGCGAGTGCGATCTAAAGACGCGGGGCGTCTATAACTACGCCCAAGACCCATCGACCAAGGTGCTGTGCATGGCCTTTGCGTTCGATGAGGAGGACGTGCAGATCTGGACACCAGACCAGCCGTTTCCCGAGCGTGTAGCCAACCACACTGGGCAGATCTTTGCCCACAACGCCGCCTTTGAGCGGCTGATCTTCTGGTATGTTCTCTGCCCCGACTACAACCTGCCTGAGCCGGCACTAGAGCAGTTCTACTGCACCGCCGCCCAAGCGCGTGCCAACTGTGCGCCAGGCTCGCTGGAGGACGTAGGGCGCTTTGCTGGCGCATCAATGAAGAAAGACCATCGAGGTGCGCAGCTTGTCCGTAAGTGCTGCGTGCCGCCGTTTAAACACACTGCGCAGGACTTGCTGGACCTGTACGATTACTGCGCTCAGGACGTGCGGGCCATGCGCTCGATCAGCAACGCGCTGCGCCAGTTGTCTGACGAGGAGCTTGCCGACTACCATGTCAGCGAGCGGATCAACGATCGAGGCATCCTTGTGGACGTGCCGTTAGCTCGCGCCGCGCAGCAGTACGCCGCCCAAGAGGTCGTGGACTTGCAAGCTAGCATTGTGGAAATTACGAACGGCGCCGTGCCTACGATCCGCTCGCCCCGGATGCGCGAGTGGGTCTACGCTAACGTCGATGATGACGCCCGTGCCGTGATGACCGACGACGAGGGCAAGGTAACGATCAACAAGTCCACCCGCGCCGCGCTGCTGCGTCTTGACACGCTGCGCTTGGACGTGCGGGAGGTTATCGAGGCGGCTGACGATCTATGGTCATCATCGGTCGCTAAGTTCATGCGCATGGCGGCGCTGGCAGACGACGAGGACCACCGAGTGCGAGGGGCGTTCGTCTTCGCAGGCGGCAGCGCGACGGGTCGCTTCGCCTCGTACGGACTGCAACTGCACAACCTGACGCGGGTGTCTGCTAAAGACCCCGAGACGCTGCGCCATGCGATCATCCGAGGTCATAAGCTGGAGAGCGGCGCAGCCAGGACGCTTAAGACCATGTTGCGCCCGTCAATCATGGCCGCGCCGGGGCGGGTGCTGATCAACTACGACTGGTCAGCGATCGAGGCACGTGTGCTGCCGTGGCTGTCCGGGCAAGGGCAGGAGGTGCTGGCAGCGTTCGAGCGGGGCGAGGACCAGTACGTCGCCACGGCGCGTAAGATGTTCAACATCACTGAGGTGTCGCCCGATCAGCGCCAGCAGGCGAAGGTCGCCGTGCTTGCGTGCGGGTTCGCCGGGGGCGCAGGGGCGCTGCAAAACATGGCAAAGGCGTACGGTCTGCCTATGCCCGACGCCGAGGCCAAGCGCCTGGTCAACCTTTGGCGCAGTGCCAATATCTGGGCTGTACACTTTTGGCAACAGTTAGATCGGGCGGCAATGAACGCCGTTAGACACCCTGAGACACCAATCAACGCAGGGCGTGCATCTTATCTGTCCTATGGAGGACATCTTTGGTACAGTCTTCCTTCAGGGCGTGTTCTTTGTTACCCGAATGCCAAATTTGACGACGAGGGCAATATCACCTACTCCAAAGCCGCTTGGAAGCCCGCTGCCGACGCGACCGAATGGCCTCGTGCCAAGCTGTGGCCGGGGCTGATGGCTGAGAATCTCACCCAGGCGACGGCTGCTGACGTGCTGCGGCACGCGCTGCGCCGTCTGGACGCCGAGGGGCTGGAGGTGATTATGACCGTGCACGATGAGATCGTCGTCGAGTGCGACGCGGCAGATGCTGAGCGGGTGTCAGCACGGGTCCACCAGATCATGTGCGAGGCGCCCGACTGGGCGCAAGATC